CCTCGCAAAAGAGACCCCCCTTGTGCATCGCGTCCCTCCTCATATTTGCCCCGCGGGTATTTTTGACACAATCAATTCACTTTCCTAGCGGACAGGTTCCTTACGGATAGCCAGCCACTTCTAAAACTATAGTGAAACGCATAGCAATCCGTAAGCAATCAATCGGAAAGGAAGGTCGATGTCACTACCAATAGGCGTTATCATGGTCCAAATCACTGGTAAACTTTTCTCAGGTGATACGCCAGCAAGAGGAAGTGTTGTATTCCAACCGAGTAGTCGAATCACGCATTCAGACGAAGACATTATTGTTCTGCCTTCTCCATGGATTGCGCGAGTAGACGAAGGATCAATCCGCTCTCCATTCATGGTCCCAGCTAACGACGATGGAAACCCATCGCTTGGTACATACAAAGTTACCGAGCGTATTGTTGGACAGCGCGAAGTCCATTACCACATTCAAGTGCTTGCCGCTAGAGGTTCTGTTCAGGATCTATCTGATCTGGCGCCAATTGCGTCCAGTTCTGGTTTTTCTATTGTCAAAGGTGATCCTGGTGAACAGGGTGAACAAGGAATTCAAGGTGAACAGGGTGAACAAGGAATTCAAGGCGACCCCGGGTTGGATACTGGTGCAGCCATCGAACTCGTTCTAGGTACACACATCCAATCGCCAACCCCACACCCAGTGTATGACGACACGCCTGATCTCACTCTAATATTCCAGAATGGACTAACCTGATGTCTCTTTCAACGAACGTCTCCAACCTCGCGACTGCGGTTGCCACCAACGCCAAAGCAATGAAGACCCTCATCAACGGCAATGCTGCCGATCTGACGGCCCTGACCACAACGAACAAGACTAGCCTTCTGGCAGCGATCAATGAGATTGCAGCAGCAGTCGGTGGTGCCGGTGCTGCCATCGTGGACACAGGTACGTCTGGTGTCAGTGTTTGGTCCTCATCAAAGACGGATACGGCTATTAACGCTGCGGTCTCTGCTCTTGTGGCAACTGCTCCGACTACTCTGGACACACTCAATGAGTTGGCTGCTGCACTGGCTGACGACCCGAACTTCGCTACTACAATCACGAACGCGCTGGCCCTTAAGGCACCGCTGACTTCTCCGACACTGGTAACTCCGACGATCGGCGTTGCCACTGCTACCACGGTCAACAAGGTTGCCATCACCGCACCGGCAACGAGTGCAACTCTGACGATTGCTCAGGGTGCTACGCTGACCGCTTCAGCTAGTGCGACTGTTTCTGGAACCAACACTGGTGACCAGTCTCTTGCTGGTCTCGCGCCTCTCGCAAGTCCGACTTTCACCGGGACTGTTGGCGGTCTCACGAAGACTACCGTTGGCCTCGCCAACGTCGACAACACCACGGATGCGTTGAAGCCTATTTCTACTGCTGCTGCATCAGCCTTGGCACTCAAAGCTCCATTGGCGAGCCCGACTTTCACCGGGACCGTCGGTGGCGTTACAGCAGCAATGGTTGGTTTGGGTAGTGTTGAGAATACCTCTGACGCATCTAAGCCTGTCAGCACTGCTCAGGCATCAGCCTTGGCACTCAAAGCTCCATTGGCGAGCCCGACTTTCACCGGGACCGTCGGTGGCGTTACAGCAGCAATGGTTGGTTTGGGGTCGGTCAACAACACTACGGATGCATCCAAGCCCATATCCACAGCGCAAGCTGCTGTGAACTCGGCACAGACTACTGCCAATGGAACGTTCGCCCTCGCTGCCGACATGGGTAGCGGTGTTACGGACTTCGTCGCGGCCTTCAACGCCGGGTTGGTGTGAGTCTTGCCAGCCAGATCGTTGCGCTGGCTACTGCGGTCGGGGTAGAGCTAAAGGCAGTCAAAGCTGGAACTAAGCCTGTCTATCAAGTTACTCTGAATGGGACGACGGTTAATTATGATCCGTCTGCCTACCGCCGCAACGACTTCACGTGCGGAACCGCTGCTACTCAGATTATTTTCGCCAACCCAGTTGTGTATCCAATTGCTGGGCAGTGTTTGCCAACTATAACCCTTCTTATCCGCACTCCCGCGGGCATTACCCCCGGAGTTATTACTTGGTTGAATCTGACCGGTAGTGATTCCATTCCATTACCTGCTGCCAGCCAAGTCGTGGCTGCACAGCTAGAGTGGGTTGATGAAACAATCGGCTGGCTTGTGATTGGAGTCCGCGCCTAATCAAGTAAGGAGTTCTGACAAGTAATGGCTATTGCATTCGATGTTGCCACCACTGCTGCAGCATATACTGCAACAGGTACTCAGACCACTAGCCATGCAGCCTCAGCCTCAGCACGTGCCGCCGTGGTTATGATTGACCAAAACGCTAGTGCTGCAGATCAGGTTTCTACTGTCACTTATGGCGGGGTTGCCATGACTGCTGTGACTCGGCAGAGCGAGGCTACCGAGGCTGGTGCAATAGGAATCTATTGGCTTGACAACATCGCGCCCGGTACTCAGAACGTGGCTGTGACCACGACTGGAACAGCCAACAAGCAGGTATGCATAGCGACGATGACCGTTACTGCTGGATCTAAGATTGTCATGGCAGCTACAAACTTCGGTACGTCAGCGTCAGCAGCCAATCCTTCTTGGGATCTAACCGGGTTGGACGCTTACAACGGCGTCTCGCTCACATGCTTTGAGGTTATTCACTCGGGTCTTACTACAATGACGACAACTCCACACGCTGGATGGACTCGGATCAGCAGTACAGACCTTGGATCTCAAGGGCGTGGGTTTGCGTACGAGCAGATTGCTCCTGCCGCAGGAATTATTAATAGCGGTTGGGTAGCCACTACTGCTGACGACTTTGTCGGGGCATCAGTTGCATTCGCTGAGGTTGTACTGCCAGTTCCTTACACTCTCGGTGGTGGAACACTCAACACATGGATCAATGCTTCTGATATTTCTGGTTCAGATGGGTCATCAGTTACCTCGATTACGGAGTCTTCGCCTACTGCTCGAGTTCTGAATACGGTTGTTGGTACTGCACCAATTCTTCGTACAACAGGCGGACCAAACGGCACTCCGATTCTGGACCACACGGCTGCTGCTGGTGGTCTGCATAGTGCAACAGGTGGAGCGTCAACACCGGGCACCGACCTGACCTACTTCGCGGTCGTTCAAAACTTGTCGGCCAATGCTCAAACTCTGATGATGGGGCAATACTGGTATCTGCCGCACTTTGGGATTGCCGCTTCTAATCACCTCATCCTCAAGTTCAATGGAATGTCATCAATCTTTGGGGAAAGCACCACCTTGCTCGGCTCAGGGTGGGCGATTGCCGTCATCACGCTTACGTCGGCTACGAGCGCAACCCACCTCGACATCAACGATACTATTGAAGACATCAACCTAGGCACTCCTGAGACGTTCGTCACCGACCAAGGAGTCTCCTACGGCGAGGACTTCGGTGCTGGCTCCTTCTCGGGCAGAATGGCAGAGATCGGGATGTACTCCTCGGTCCTCTCGGGCGCGGACATCACGACCCTTAAGGACTACCTGAAGGCCAAATATGCACTTCCAGAGATTGTTCTGACACCACCAGATCCGCCGGTTGATCTGACAATTTCTGTGGACGAGTTGTACATAACGCTCCCGTCGACTCTGCCCGGAACCTCGACCTCTCTGTCTCTGTATGAGAACGGCGTAAAGATCGTCGGACTACTGCCCGTTGATGATATGTACATTGCTACTCCACGTGATGCAAACGTGATTTACTCCTACACCTTACGCGGCGATGGGCCAGACGGAGAAACGGGAGATAGTTCGGCGGTCGTAGGAACACCGAATCCATCACCTCCTACTGGCTTAACCGCCACGCCGGGCGATGAACAGATCACGCTCAGTTGGAATCTCAAGTCTTACTCAGGTACTGTTTATTATCGTCTGCGTCGAGATGGTGCTCAGATCAACTGGGGCGGGTCCGACACAAACCCTGTTGTGGACACTGGGTTGGTTGAAGGCTCTACTCATATCTACACGATCACCGCCGCCGTCTTCAATCCTACGGGTCGAGAATCTTTGGCTAGTGCTAATGTTGGAGGTTCGACAAACACCCCGGTAGTAATCAGGAACCCAGACCTGATCTCTGATGTTGGTGGCCCATCATATTCAGCACATCGTGAGGATTTGCTGGATGATCCACGGGCGACTGCTCATCAATGGGCGTTGCGCTCTACGAGTGTTGCATGGTCAGATGCAGATCGCGTCTTCTCAGCTATGGAGTTTATTCCTCAGCAATGGCTTGATTTGATGTCTGGACCTTCACATGACATTGGCAACAATATTTCTGGGGACGCTGGGTGCAGGCTTTACTTTGAGAGCGTCAATGTCTTGGGGCCATACTGGAACTTTGGACCTCAGTTTGCAGGTGCGGGTGCACTTTGGTGGGCTACCCCACATCAAGAGTTTGGTATCTGGGTTTGGACCACAGCCGATAGTTACGAACGACAGTTAATACACGAGATCGGTCATCACATCAACCATGTTATTCGGCCGATTTTCGATCTTGAACCCTTTTTTCCGGGTCATCTCTTAGCAGAGGAGTTTGTTGCTGCAGTCATAGCGGCTGACGCGTTGCTCCCGACACCCTTCCGTCAGAGCACCTATACCAACGTCGATGAGATGACTGCCGAGTCTCTTACTGCGCTGATTGTAGCTAATGCTGATCCCGGCTATTTCATCATTCTTCCCGACGCGAACTATCCTGCCGGGGTTCGGGCTGATGAGTGGATTCTTAAAACATGCGGCAATAATGCTGACCTAACTGCACGCTGGATCGCAGACTTGACTGATCCTGCAATCTATCCTACCGCACCTTGGCCGGTACATCGGACAATGGCTACGCAAGGAATAGTTGACGCTCGCCGGAATTCTATTACTATTCCGATTCAGAATCTAGATAGTAACGAAGGCCCGACGCTACTATTGGCTGATGCTACTCATGGTTATCGTGCAGCGACTGATTCGGTTGGCACGCAGGTACCTCAGTGGACTAGGTCTGATCGTCCTCTGGCCATATCATGCAGCGGCTTTCTAAAGGTCGTGGCTGGATCACCTACAGTTCAACTTACTAACTCCAGCCTGCCAGCGGAAACGGACGTTATTCCGGCTGTCTCCCTGTTAGGTAATTCCTCAACGAAGTGGCGGACCACCGTTACTTTTTCGGTAGGGGAATTACTAGCAGTAGATTGCATTCTCTGGCACGCCATTGAAACGTCAATTGGTGGAATCGAAACCGAGTATTCTCTGACGTGGAATGGGGCAACTATATCTGCTTCTCTGATCCGCAGAACTGGTACTGGCGGTACAGTAATTGACAATACCACAGTAACTAGTGCTAACGTCCTTGTCGTAGGAGAACGTTGCACAGTGCAAGGGGTTTGGGGTGGGCAAGGTACGGCGATTGTCCTGAGGCATCGAACTGCATCGGCTGGCGCAGTAACAGCACTTACCTCAGCGGCAATGCCTACAGGCCGTCTCTCGGTCAAGTCTTGGTCAATGCCAATCCCACATGCCAGCAATGGGTTTACACTTAGTTACTGCGATCTGGCAGCAGTCTCGGTCGAGACTATCCATGATGGCGGAGAAGGTCCAATGGTCTGGATGGACGCCCAGTACACATAGTAACTACTACAGAAGGGAGTTGATATTATGGCTTCTCGTCGACTCAGTGATCCAGATGCATCGAAAACTCGTCGTAGACCAGCAACAACTCCTGAGGCTAGAGAGAATCAACTGATCGCCGGTGCTGTTGACCTTGCGGAGAAACAAATCGCAGAGGGAACAGCATCGGCACAGGTGATCACCCATTTTCTGAAGCTTGGTTCTTCACGGGAGAAGCTCGAACAAGAGCGACTCTCTAAAGAGAACAGTCTCTTGGATGCAAAGAGAGATGCCATCGCTTCTGCTGCTCGTGTTGAGGAGTTGTACAAGACGGCTCTCAATGCTATGCGTGCTTATTCTGGTCAAGAACCACTCGATGAACCAGATGAGTACGATGATTAGGACTTATTCTGAACTCAGACGAATCGACGACTTCGAAGAGCGTTATCACTATCTTGCTCTTCACGGAGATGTTGGAAAGTCGACCTACGGGTTCGATCGTTACATCAACCAACAGTTCTACACCTCGAGACAGTGGCGTCAAGCCAGGAATCATGTCATATCTCGAGATCTTGGATGTGACTTGGGTATCGAGGGCTACGAGATCCACAGCGGGATTCTGATTCATCACATGAACCCGATGAATGCAGACGACATCGCGCAGGGTGACTCAAGCATCCTCGAACCTGAGTTTCTAATCACGACAACACATCGAACACACAACGCCATCCATTACGGCAACTCAAATCTGCTTCCAAGCAAACGGGTTCCTCGTAGTCGTGGCGACACAAAACTCTGGTAAGGAACAACATGGTAGTTCTAGGTCTTGTCATGTTTCTGTTTGGATGGCTCTTGGGTGTCAGTGTTCTTCAGACTCTCGGAATCATTCTGGTGATCGTCGGCCTTATTCTCAACATTGTTCCAATTCGTGGCGAACGTCGCCGGTATTGGTAATCCAGATCTTAGAAAGGAAACAGACATGACCGAACAACCGACTGCTCCACACCACGACGAGGAAGACGTTCCCGCTGCTCTCGCACGAGAAACCACCGACGGTCCCGGAACAGACGCCCTTCCGCCAAGCGACTTCGACTCCTTTGCAGAACCTGACGTCGAGAAGGAATCCTGATGACGACCATTGCCTATGACAGGCCAGTCAAGGATCTTGTCACTCAGCTTAGTGCTACCGGTCACGTAACGCACACAGCATACCGAAAGACTTCCGTCACTCTGCACCACAATGGAGGTCGTCTCTCTCATGAAGGTGTCCTTAATGTCTGGCGTTCTCGTCCAGCGTCAGCACACTTTGACGTAGATGGCGCTGGTGCGGTAGCACAGTACGTCAAGGTCAATGAGTATGCGTGGGCCGTAGGTAACACAGCAGGTAACATGAGTACTATCAGCATCGAGATGGCCAACGCTACTCTCTCTCCATCGTGGACTGTCTCAGTCACAACGTGGAAGAATTCAGCTCGTCTTGCTGGTTGGCTCTTTGCCAAGGTAATTGGGGTTCGCCCAAGTGCTTCCAACTTCTTCGTGCATAGTCACTGGTCATCCACCGCTTGTGCTGGTCCATCCATTCAAGCAGCATGGCCTCAGATCATGCGTGAGGCTCAGACAGCGTACGATGCTTTCAAGGGTGGCCACGTCACCCCGCCAGTCGTTCCGCCTGTAGTTCATCCTCCGGTACTGAAAGCTCCTCGCTTTCCTCTTCCGGAAGGGTGGTACTTCGGTCCGGCAACTGGTCCGAGGGAGTCTGTTTCTGGGAAGTACTCATACATCGGATCTCTGGTTCCATGGCAGCGAAGGATGGCTGCTCGCGGATGGAAGATTAGTGCTGATGGTCAGTATGGTCCTCAGACCGCCTCGATTGTCAAGCAATTCCAAGCAGACAAAGGACTGCATGTTGATGGTCTCATCGGTGCCCAGACTTGGGCTAAGGCTTGGACTTCATCAATCACGTAAGTGATGCGCAAACCAAACAAGCATGAGTCTGCGGTCAGACAATACCGAGATGCTGTTGAGACAGAGGCTCGTGAAGAACGGGATCGAGAAGCTGACAAAGATGTCGCCTACGTCGTCGAGGCTGGGCGACTCTTTCGAATGGCTGAAAGAGTTCGTTCTGAGAAGCTGATCAAGAGAATCAATGATCGTTGGCTTCGCAACCACAATTCAAAATGAGAGTCATTCAAGGAGGTGACCGACATGAGCGATAGCATTCTAATCACAACCAAGAAGATTCTAGGGATCGACGAGGACTACACGGCTTTCGATCCTGACATCATGATGCACATCAACTCTGTCTTCGTGACATTGAATCAATTGGGCATCGGACCAGAGTATGGATTCGCTATCGAGGACGCTTTGCCTACGTGGGATGACTTTCTTGGTGGCGACATGCGATACAACTCAGTCAAGACTTACGTTTACCTGCGCGTTCGTCTCCTTTTCGATCCGCCAGCAACTTCCTTCCACATCGCTGCGATGAAGGAGCAGGTTCAGGAGCTTGAGTGGCGGCTCAATGTTCACAGGGAAGGAGAATCATGGGAGAACCCCAATCCGGTGTCGGAAGACCAATACCTTTAGACGTCCTCAAGCACTATGGAAAGAAAGGCATGAAGTGGGGTGTTCGTAGCGGTGAGTCAGCAGCTCCAGTGGCTGTCACAATTACAGGTAAACGGCCTATCAGCAAAAAGCTAACAACTACTGGCGGAAGTAATCAGCCTGCTTCTGCTGATGCTAAAGATGCAGCCGTCTACAAACGGACCGCCAAGAAGAGTAGCACAGATGCCCTGTCTACAAAAGAACTGACCGCACTAGTTTCTCGTATGAACATGGAGCAACAGTATGACAGGCTAGTCAAGGGCACTCGAGATGAGGCTGGGACGAAATTTGCTGGTCGTATCGTCAAGGACCACGGAGCTAAATCAGTTGCTGTTGTTGGCGGGATAGCACTAAGCAAGCATCCTGCTATGGTCGGCGCTAAAGGCGTTCGTCTTGCCGTTAAGGTTGCTACCGTCTTGGCTAAGAGCAAAGATGGCAACGGCAACCAGAAGAAGAAGAAAAAGTAGAAGGAGGGTGCTGCTTTGGGCAACTATCACGTTCACGAAAAGCTTGATCGCATCCTGCAAGGCCAACAGGCGATATTCGCTTTGTTGGACCGTCTCGAATGGAAGGTGACCGAAGAGATGTCAGATCTTACCGCACTTACCGCCGAAATTGAGAACAACACCGCTGTCGACTCCAGTGCAATCGACCTGCTGAACGGCCTGTCTCTTCAGCTTGCTGCGATGGCAAACAACCCTGCAGCAATTCAGGCTCTTGCAGCCGAACTTGCTCAGAGCAGTGCCTCTCTCGCGGCTGCTGTTCTGGCGAATACGCCTGCCGTGGTTGAACCGACTCCGGTCGAGCCTCCGCCTGCAGAGAACCCGCCGGTCGAGACTCCTCCTCTGGATTCTCCGCCGGTCTTGGCCTGATCTAGCACTAACAAGTAGAAGAAGGGAGGGTTGGCGATGAGCCTATCTAACAAAGCGGTACCGATCTACTATGGTCAGTTCCGTGATGCAGTTGTTCGTGGCGATATTCCGGTAAACCGGGAAGTCACGATGGAGATGAACCGCATCGATGCACTCATCGCCAACCCGAACATCTACTACGACGATCAAGCCGTTGAGGGGTTCGTCCTCTATTGTGAGAACGAACTCACTCTTACTGACGGAGGTGACCTGCATCTCCTGCCCACGTTCAAGTTGTGGTCAGAGCAGATATTTGGGTGGTACTACTTTGTCGAGCGTAGCGTTTACGAACCTATGCCCGATGGTCATGGCGGTCGCTATGTCGAAAAGACCATCAAGAAGCGACTCACCACGAAACAGTACCTGATCGTTGCTCGAGGCGCAGCCAAGTCAATGTATGCTGCGTGCATTCAGAGTTATTTCCTTAACGTCGATACCTCGACTACGCATCAGATCACAACTGCCCCCACAATGAAGCAGGCCGACGAAGTTATGTCGCCTTTTCGGACAGCAGTGACTCGCAGTAGAGGACCTCTGTTCAAATTCCTTACTGAAGGATCGATGCAGAACACAACTGGCTCTAGAGCCAACCGTGTAAAGCTGGCATCCACGAAGAAAGGCGTCGAGAACTTTCTTACTGGCTCACTGCTCGAAGTTCGACCGATGGCTATCAACAAACTTCAGGGTCTTCGACCCAAAGTGTCTACGGTTGACGAGTGGTTGTCTGGCGATATTCGAGAGGATGTTGTTGGCGCTATTGAGCAGGGTGCCAGTAAGCTTGATGACTATCTGATTGTTGCTATTAGCTCGGAAGGAACAGTTCGAAACGGTAGTGGAGACACTATCAAGATGGAACTTGCTGACATACTCAAGGGTGAGTTCATCGCTCCTCATATTTCGATCTGGCACTACCGGCTGGATGAGTTAGAAGAAGTTAATGATCCCTCGACTTGGTTGAAAGCGAACCCAAACCTCGGAAAGACGATCACTTATGAGACGTATCATCTCGATGTCGAAAGAGCAGAGAAAGCCCCAGCCTCGAGGAACGATATTCTTGCTAAGCGTTTCGGTATTCCGATGGAGGGGTACACATACTTCTTCACCTACGAAGAAACGCTCCCCCATCGCCCACGCGAGTTCTGGAACATGCCTTGTGCTATGGGCGCGGACCTTTCACAGGGAGATGACTTCTGTGCTTTCTCATTCCTCTTTCCTTTGCGTAACGGATTCGGAGTTAAGACTCGGAGTTACATCTCTTCGCTGACTCTGATGAAGCTTCCGGGAGCAATGCGCCAGAAGTATGATGAGTTCATCAACGAAGGTAGTCTCCATATTCTCGAGGGCACAATCCTTGACATGATGCAGGTCTACGACGACTTGGATGCTTTCATTGAGGATCAGAAGTTTGATGTTCGTGCTTTCGGGTTCGACCCATACAATGCTAAAGAGTTTGTTACTCGCTGGGAAGCGGAGAACGGACCTTTCGGTGTTGAGAAAGTCATTCAGGGTGCACGGACTGAGTCTGTTCCACTCGGAGAACTCAAGATCCTGAGTGAAGAACGGCTTCTCATATTCGATCAGATACTAATGTCCTTTACTATGGGTAACTCCATCACTCTTGTGGACACGAACGGTAACCGTAAGCTCATGAAGAAGCGGCAAGATGAAAAGATCGACAATGTGTCTGCTCTAATGGATGCTTACATCGCATACAAGGCTAACAAGGAGGCGTTCGAATGATTCACGAACAACGACCAATGTCTCCCGAACTGGCGTTGGAGCACTTTGGCATCAAAGGCATGAAGTGGGGACACACTACTGCTGAAGCTTCGAGTGGGCCGAGCGCTCCCAAGCAACCGATGTCTACGAAGAAGAAGGTTGCTATTGGCGTTGGCGTTGCTGTTATTGTTGGTGTTGGCCTAATAGCAGGTAACGCTGTGCTCAAGCAACATGGTATGAGTCTTCTTGATGCTAAAAAAGTATTGCCGTCAAGTCCACGACCCGCAGTTTCTAGCAAAGTTACTGCTGTTGGACGTCAGGCTGCTTCAGCCCTTCAACAGAAGGCTTGGGATGCGTCAGTTAAGGTCCTTGAAGTTAAGGTCAAGACTGCGCACGAAGAACAAACGGCATACATGCGTAAAGAATTCAGACGACTGGGTGGACAGTACAACCCGCGCTCTAACCCATACACCCCTGAAGCAAGACTTGCTATCGGGCGATGAGCTTCTGAAGGAGGCGTTCGAATGATTCATGAACTTCGTCCGGCGACTCCGGAAGAGGCTTTGATTCACTACGGTGCTAAGGGTATGAAGTGGGGTGTTCGGAAAGCCGAAGATAAGGCGTCTCCCGGATCAAGTTCTATAGTGCCTAAGAGATTTACCAAAGAGGGTCGAATTCAGACTCTTCAAGGCAAGGTTGTAAAAACAGACACTCTTATTTCTGATCTCAATCGAGAATTGAGTCAAGTTCCTCCGGGATTAAGAGGCACATTTAAAAGAAGTGGTATAAAGCAGGACATTCAAGCGTACACCGTGTATCGCAATCGGATGTCGAAAGACGTCGAAGCTGTTCGGCAAGGTCATCTAACTTCCACCCAGAAGCAACTGATTGTCGGAGCTATTGCTATCGGTGCCGTTGCCGGTGCCCTTACTTATGCCAACATGCAACAGTCTGGTCAAGCGAATCAGTTGAAGCTTCGAGGCCAAGAAATTCTTACCGGCAAGAAGTTTGAGTTTGCTAAGAATGAAAGTCTATCCGGGAAGATGTCCGCAGATGATATTCTGAAGAATGTTTCTAAAGGCGTAAACCCGAAGTACGCTGAGATGGGTGGCAAGATGAATTGCCGCCGTAGTACGCTTACTCACGAACTTCGTAGACGTGGGTATGATGTACGAGCGACTACATCGGCTGTTGGGTATGGTCAAAGTGAGTCTGGTCTTATTAATGCTTTGTCGACCACAGGCAGGGATAAATTTGCACCGGATTCTATGACATCGATGATTTCTTCTGGGCGAGGAGCTCGGGGTCAGATTGCCGGTGACCGTAGGGTTAATCCAGCTACCACCAAAGCTTCTATCAGAAGCTATACTAGGAAGACTCTAGTAGATTTAGAAGGTGGTAGATGGAATGGTCATAACATGACGACCACTCAGGCTAATCAGCCTAGGTTGTCTACGCAACACATGATGTCTACATTGTTTAAACAGCCAGAGGGATCTCGTGGAGAAGTTATGTTCAACTTCAAAT